TCTGAAGCGCTGGAGCCGAAAAAGAAAAAGGCTCCTGTAAAGAAAAAGAAAACCGCAGGAGAAAGGAAATGCCGCGTCTGCGGCTGTACTGAAAACGATTGCCGGCAGTGCATAGAAAAAACGGGCAGTCCTTGTCATTGGGTAGAAGACGATCTGTGCAGCGCTTGTGTTGCGGAGGCTGAAGATGAGCAGGAAGCTGAAGACGATCCGTTCTAAGAAGGAACGCGTCGAGGTTGAGAGGCAGTTTCTTTCATCCGTGTTAGCCGACATTGACAAAAGGGATTTGCGCCTGTCCGTAAAGGAGTACGCTTTAACGTGGCGGCACTTTACCGACAGGCGCCACCAGGCATTATGGCGGGCTTTGGAAACGATTGATTTCAAAAGTTCAAGCGAAAGGACGGACATAGTTCTTGACGAGTTATACGCCAAGGCGGAACCCTATAACCCGGCCGAAGTTCCGGAAGGGTACGACCCTGTTGCTGGGGCTCCGGGAACCGCGATGAGAAACGAGTATTTTAAAAAAATGGAAGAGCTGGTTTCGGGCCGCGCGTGGATTGAGCGCGAGCTCGAAGCCGCGGGTCTTCTTCAGCTTGTGGGGGGGAAGGTGTACCTGCGCGAGCTGATAGAAGCCTGCGGCGTTCATTACGAGCATGACGAGTTTCACGATTTGGTAATAAAATATGTTGACGAGTCTACGGGCTACGCTGCTCCCGAATACGCCCGGCGGTTAGGTTTTATCGGGGGGGGGACAAAAAACCAATGGTAAGGAAAGCCGCGGCAGGCGACGACTATTACCGCAAGAGCGGACTTAAAACAAAAAAGTCGGACCGGCGCGAGGAAACGGAGGCCGGGAGACTGGCGGCTTACATAATAGACAGGATTCCCGAAGGTTACGACGTATACGAGGACAACGACATCAACGAGGTCCACCTCGCGGACGCGATAGTGGAGACCTGCGGGCGTTATATAAAATACTGTCCGCAGATCGGCTGGATGGTATACCGCGACGACGACGGCTGCTGGACGGAGGAGTACGCGGAAGCGGCCGTTCAGAAAGTGATAACGCATTTCGGGGAGCTGCTGTTCGAGGAAGCGACGGAGACGAACCCCGGGGAAAAGACGTTCGCCAGGCGGGTGCTCTCGTCGGCCGGCATAGGGGCCGTAAAAAACATTTTAAAAAACAACGTAAAAATCACGGTACAGGAAAAAGCGTTTGACGCCGACGGGGACACGGTTAACTGCAAAGGCGACTTGTACAACATGAGAGAAGGCGACGTGAGAAAAGCGGAGCCGGAAGATCTGTTAAGAGAATCGACGCCGTGCAGGGCGGCGGCGCTGTTTAAAGACAGGGACGGGCATTGGAAAATGCCGGAGGTGCCGAGAGAGTTCGGGAAATTTCTTGACAAGATAACAAGCGGCAAGGACGGCAAAATGCGCAAAGAACTCGCGTTCTATATTTTGTTTTATTTCGGTTACAGCCTGACGGGGAAATGCGGCGCGTCCTTCTTCGTCAACTTCCACGGCGAGGGACAGAACGGGAAATCGCAGCTTCTGGAGTTAATGGTGAAATTGTTCGGCAGTTACGCCATGCTGCTGCCGAAAAGCCTTGTTATAGAACAGCGTTACCCGAGCCAGTTTAACCTTGCGGGCCTTCCCGGCAAACGCCTCGGGGTGCTGCTGGACGCTCCGGACGGCAAGCTGAATATGGACCAGCTTAAAGAGATTATATCGGGAGAAGAAGTTAGCTTACAGAGAAAATATCTCGCCGACAGCAAGGTAAGATCGGTATGTAAAATAGCGGTGGGAAGCAACCCGAAGCTTAAGTTAAAAGATACGGGCATGTCGGTGAAGCGCCGCATCCGCATGGTTCCGTTTGACTATACGATTCCCGACGATGAAATAGTAGACGCCATACACGAAAAAATATTTAAAGCGGAAGCGCCGCAGATACTGGCGCTGTTAATCTGGTTCGCGCACGAATACTATAAAAACGGCGAAGGCCCGAAAGCGTTCCCCGCCTGCGCCGAGGTGGACGAGGCGAGCGCCGAATATCTGAAAAGCGAGAACTTAGTAGAAAGGTGGAAAGACGACCGCACTAATCCCGTCGCCGGAAGTATCGAGAGCTCGGACGAACTGTATAAGGACTTTTTGAAATGGTGCGATGACGAAGGCGTAAGAAAGAAGATGTCAAAAAACAAATTCGGCGATCACCTGACAATCCTTAATCCGGAGAAGACACGCAAAGACTCAAAGTATTATTACTGCGGCGTCATGTTAAAATACAAGCTGTCGAGCGGCAGCGGATAGAAAGCCGCGAATAAAGAGCCGCAATCCGAAAAAAAGATTTTACCGTCAACCCCCCATGCCATACCCATGTTTAGAGTATGGCATTTTACTTGTTTTTAAACGAACAACCCCTGAAAACGTCAGGGAGAAACGCCCGAAAAAGAGAAAAACGTATCAAAATGACACGAAAATATGCCGTACTGCCGAACCCCTGCCATAGAAAAAAACAGGGTACGGCATGACGTAATTCCTTACTACATAAGGATTTACAATCTATTATGCCATACTGCCATAGAAATATAGAAAAGTATTTGATTATAAATAAAAAAAGCAATTTATATATAAAAAGTTTTTTCCGCAGTTTGTATGGCAGATCGGCACAAGACATTGACAACGGCTTGTTAATAAATTTTAATTAAGATAAGAAAGGTGAAAAATAAATTAGCTTCACAAAAAACTATATTAACAGATGAATTTCGTGCAGCTCTAAACATCATGGAAAAAACAAAAGAGAGCGTTTTCATCACAGGTAAAGCCGGAACAGGAAAGTCTACTCTTATTGAATTATTCAGAAATAAAACAACAAAAAAAATAGTTGTTCTTGCTCCGACCGGGGTAGCAGCACTTCGTATAAAAGGACAAACGATACACTCGTTTTTTTATTTTCCTCCGAAAAGAATTGATAAAAATGAAAATGTAGAAAAACTTTCCAATAAAAAATTAGAAGTAATAGAAGAAGTTGAAACTATTATCATTGACGAAATATCAATGGTACGCGCTGATCTTATGGACGGAATTGATTATTCGCTTCGCCTTAACCGTGATATTGATAAACCGTTTGGCGGTGTTCAAATGATTTTTGTCGGCGATTTATACCAACTTCCACCGGTAGTGACCGGTGATTTGGCTAAATATTTCAATGACCAAGAAGGCATATACAAAAGTCCTTGGTTTTTTAGTTCCGAGGTTATACGACACAAAGACAAATTTTATAAATCACTTAAATTTATTGAACTAACACGCATATTCAGGCAAGACGAGAAAGAACAGAAGCAATTTATTGATATTCTGAATAGTTTGCGGGTAAACAATATTAGCGACGAACAATTAGATATGCTCAATACACGGTTTAAAATTGGACAGAAAACGCCCCCTAATGAAATTCGTCTTACAGTTTGTACAAAAAATAATTATGCTAATAATTTTAATAATAAAAAGCTGGCAAACATTCAACAATTAGAGTATGTTTACGAAGCTTCCGTAAGCGGAAGTTATCTTAAAAAAAATAAAGATAGTTACCCAACAGAACCCCATCTCAAATTAAAAAAAGGCGCCCAAGTAATGATGGTTAAGAACGATAAGGACAAACATTGGGTAAACGGGAGTTTGGGGCTAGTAGATTCATTAACGGAAAAAAATGTTTATGTTAAAATTGACCATGGTGTATATGCTGTGGAGCGGGAAACATGGAACGAAATTGAATATAAATATGACGCAAAAAATAAAAAAATAACTTATGAGGTGGTAGGTACTTTTACTCAATATCCAATTGTTCTAGGTTGGGCGTTTACCATTCATAAAAGTCAAGGGCAGACTTTTGACAAAGTATCCATAATGGCGCAAGGAGCATGGGAACACGGACAGGTTTATGTAGCTGTGAGCCGTTGTAAAACGCTTGAGGGAATCAAACTTGAAACAACGATCCGAAGGTCCGATATTCACGTAAAATCTGTTGTAACAAATTTTCTAGATACAATGAGAGAACAGCAGGAAAACAAACTTCAAAAAAACACTTGACAGAAACCAAACAAACGCCATATAAATAAAAAAAGACAGACTGCCGATAAACCGGCACGGGATAACCTGTCGCAATAACGCCTTGCGTAGATTGTGGAGGGGGAGCCCGTGCCCGGAGAGAACGGCCAGCAGGATTTATTCAGGAAAGCGCCCATATGGTGGGAAGGCCTTAGCGGCCGACGCCGTGCTTTTGTTGAGTACTACTGCGGCGACAAATCCTGCTTTTTAAATCAGACAGCAGCATACATAAAAGCCTTCACCCGACACAACAAAGAGCTGGCAGATTCATCAATCCAATCAAACGCCGCGCGCCTGATGAGAGACCCCAAGATACAAAGCGCGATACAAAAACTTTTAAGAGCGAAGCAGAATGAAGAAGACCAGCTCACGGAATACGAAATACTAAGACTGTTAAAAGTTCTCACCCTTTACAATCCCGCCGACATAGTAGACCGATACGGAAACCTCAAAGTAGAAAAAGACATTAAGGAGTTGGGGGAACTTGCATTATGCGTAACGGGAGTAAAGAAAAGCAGAGACGGCAGCAAGGAAATAAAACTGTATGACAGAACGAAGAGCCTTGCGGTACTTTGCAATTATCTCGGCATGACGCGCCCAGCAGACGGCGCGACCGTTATAAACCCCGTAGTCTATTTAGCCGGAAAGGACATGGAAGCGCTTAGGGACGAAGAAAACACAAGCGGACAAAAAGAGAAACCCGTAGACGAAGACGCCGAATACGAGCTAGTGGAGGCGGAGCCGTGAAAAACACGCGAAAAATGACAGGTTTTGACAATGAAATTACAAAAAATATTTTATGGAAGCCGCATTACAAGCAGGCGCTTGCGTTAAAATCCCCCGCGTTTGAATTGTTATTCGGGGGAGCAGCCGGCGGAGGCAAGAGCGACTTCCTTCTGATGGATTTTTACGCCGGGGTTAACGAGTACGGAAGACACTGGAGGGGGATACTCTTCAGGAGAACCTACGGGGAGCTCGAGGAACTGATGCGCCGCGCCAACGAGCTGTACGTTCCGTTAGGCGGGAAGCTTGTAAACAAGGGACGCGACTACGTTTTTCCCAACGGCGCGTTAATAGCCTTCAGGTACCTCGAGCATGACAACGACGTACTGCGGTACCAGGGGCACGAGTACCAGTGGATTGGCTTTGACGAGCTGGGGAATTATGCGACCGATTTCGCCTGGCGTTTCATGATAACGCGCTGCCGCTCGTCAAAGGGAGTGCCCTGTTACGTGAGGTCCACGGCCAACCCCGGCGGCGTAGGGCACGCGTGGATAAAGTCGAGGTTTATAGACGGGTTCGAGCCTTACAGGGTGCACCGCACGGTCGAATCCGCTGGCATGGTAAAGCTGCCGATTACGCGCGTATTTATCCCCTCGAAGTTAGAAGACAATCCCACGCTGATGAAAAACGATCCCGATTACGCCAACCGCCTGAAGCTGCTTCCGACCCATTTGTACAGAGCGATGCGCGGCGGGGACTGGGACATATTCGCCGGACAGTTCTTTGACGAATTCCGCAGGGCGGTACACGTATGCAAGCCGTTCGCGCTCGAGAGCGGAGTATGGAAAAGGTTCTATTCGTTTGACTGGGGTTTCTCGAAACCGTTCAGTTTGGGCAAATGGGCGGTTAACAGCGAGGGACGCATGGTCCGTTACGGGGAATGGTACGGGTGCGTAAAAGGCGAGGCGGACACGGGTATAAAAATGGGCAGCCCTGAAGTAGCGGCCAAGTCCTGGGAAATGGCGGTACTTGAGGGCGTTACGGAATGCGTCGCTGACGAGGCTATATGGACGAAAAGCGACGAAGGCCCGAGCATCGCGGAAAACTTCGAGAACGCCGGTTTCAAGATGATAAGGGCGAACAGGGACAGGTTAAACGGCGCCGCTATTTTCCATCAGAGACTGATAACCAGGGGCGAGGACGGAAGACCGATGCTGCTTGTGTTTGACAACTGCGTCGACTTCATACGCACAATTCCGGTACTTACGCCCGACCCGTCAAACCCCGAGGACGTTAACTCGAAACTCGAGGATCACATATACGACGAGAGCCGTTACGCGATGATGAGCGATTTTGCACATAATCCGGCGGACGCGCTTAGGAAACAGAACGGAAGCTGGAATTTCAAGAGAAGAAGCGAAAGCTGGGATCCGCTGGATTATCACAAATCGAGAATGGCGGGATAAGGGGGGAACGTGGACAAAGAAGAAAAAGAATTTTCAAACTCTAAAGAGTTTGTAGACGAATTAAAAAGCAGGTTTGAATGGCTTAGAGCGGAAAGAGCCAAGCGTGAGGGCGACTGGAAAGAGGTGCAAAGGTACGTCGCCCCTTCGATTTTTAACTGGGACAATCCGAAAGAGAAAAACCCGAAAAGGCCTAAAAGATATACAAGCAGGCCTACGAATTACCTCAAGACGCTTCGTTCCGGGATAACGGGCTACTCGATATCCCCGAACATAGCGTGGCTTAAGCTGGGCTTTGAGGACCGGGAAAATAAAGACGAATACGGAGTAAAGGACTGGCTCGAGGCGGTAGAGAAGAAAATGTACGCGGAGTTTAACAGGTCAAACCTTTATCCGCAGATTTCAAAGTTTATCGAGAACGCATCTGTTTACGGGCACGCGGTAACGCTCATAGACGAGCTGCCGGCGGAAGGCAGGCTGCGGTACACGAATATCAACGTGCAGGAAATGTACCTGGACATAAACGAATACGACGACGTGGACACCGTGTTCCGCCGCTACTCGATGACTTTAAAGAACGCGGCTTCTTTTTTCGGGGAGGAAAAATTATCCGAAGCGAGAAGGCTTGACCTTAAAGACAAGAAAAAATGGAATAACGAGTTTTCTATTATCCACGCGGTTTACAAGAGGGAGGAAACGGGCGAATCAAAATCGAACAAGGACATGCCTTACGCTTCGGTGTTCATCGACGAGGATCAGGACGGGCTTATCGACGAATCCGGATACGAGGAATTCCCTTACGCGGTGTTTATCTGGGATCACATAAACGGGACGGCTTACGGGGAATCGCCTTCTATCTGCGCGCTTGACGACATAAAGCTTTTAAACATCGTCGATCAGGCGAGAATAAAAATAGCGCAGCTTTCCGCGGAGCCGGCTTACAACGTGCCCGACACGCTGAAGGGAGAGCCCAGCGTTGTTCCCAACGGGTACAACTATTACACGAAAGAAAGGGAAATCATAACTCCGATTAATACCGGGCAGAATTATCCCATTACATTGGACATTCAGAAGGAAATGGAAAACCGCGTTAAGGATTGGTTCCACGTCGATTTTTTCCTTGCGCTGATGAACGAGCGCCCGGCAAACATGACAGCCACCTACGTCATGGAGCTGCAGGGGGAAAAGGCGAGCGTGCTGTCTGACTTAATCGTAAACCTTAACGGGGCGCTCACAAAAATTATTCAAAGAAGTTTTAACCTGCTTTGGCGCCGGGGAGCGTTGCCGCAGCCGCCTCAAGCTCTTGCGGGCTCCGGAGCGCAGATGAAGATTGACTTTATAGGTCCGCTTGCGCAGGCGCAGAAGAAATACCACGAGTCTTCGGGCATAGCGCAGGGCATACAGCTTATCGGCTCTATCGGGCAAATGTCGCCTGCGGCGCTTGACGTTATCGACTTTGACCAAACCCTTAAGAGCGGGCTCGAGGGGCTCGGGTTCCCGCAGATAGCGATCCGGGAAAACGAAGATATTGAGGCGTTACGGGAAGAAAGGGCTCAAGCGCAGCAGGCGCAACAACAGCAGGCTATGGCGGAGAGGCAGCAGCAGGCGATAACGGAAAACTACGGAGCTTTAAACGAGCCTGTTAAGCCGGGTTCGCCTATGGAAGATATAACAAAGCAAATGACGGGAGGAATTACGCGATGAACAAAACTAACTGGCAGTTTTGGAAGGACAAAAAACTTACGCCGCAGGAAAAGAACGAAATGTTGGTCGAGACCTGCAGGAAAGTTTTCGGAAGCGACGAGGGAAAGATCGTCCTTAACATGCTTTTAACGGACCTGTTCCTGTACGAGAACACGCGCACAAAAAGGGAACATGTATTAAACGAATACGCAAAATTTTTTATCCGCGAGCGGATGGGGGTAAGCGATACAAAGGACATGACGGACTTTATCGCCCAGACCTCCGCACGCGGGGGAGGTAAATAATGCACAACCTGATTTACAGGGTAATGCTCATGCTTGCGCCTGACGGCGCCGGCAGCGGTTCGGCGGAGGGCGGAACACCGGCGCCCGCTAACGCTGAAGAAACACTTACGGACGCTTTTAAAAGCGACGCTTCTAAAAGCGCTGCCGGCGCTGACGGAAAGAAGCCTGCGGTTAAACCCGA